CTCAAAAAGAACCGCTCGCTGATCAATGGGAAGTGATAGAGTTTCCTGCTATTTTTCCAGATTCAGAGAAACCGCTATGGCCTGAGTTTTGGTCGCAGGAAGAATTATTAAAAGTAAAAGCATCATTACCAGGTATTAAATGGAATGCTCAGTGGATGCAAAACCCAACCGCTGAAGAAGGTTCAATCATCAAACGAGAGTGGTGGAATGAATGGGATCATGAAAGTTTGCCTAATGTGCAATACATTATTCAATCTTACGATACAGCTTTTAGTAAAAAACAAACAGCAGACTATAGTGCGATCAGCACTTGGGGTGTATTCAGACCATCTGCTGATGGCCCGGATTCTATCATTTTACTAGACTGTCAGAAAGGTCGTTGGGATTTTCCTGATTTAAAAAGACTTGCTATGGATGAATACAGATATTGGAATCCTGATATGGTTTTAATTGAAGCAAAAGCTTCAGGCACACCATTGACACATGAACTTAGAAGGCTAGGTATACCCGTAGTTAATTATTCACCTTCTCGTGGACATGATAAACATGCTCGTATGCATGCAGTAGCACCTATGTTTGAGTCAGGCTTAGTTTGGGCACCTAATAGGCAGTTTGCTGAGGATATGATCGAAGAGTGTGCTGCTTTTCCATTTGCAGCTCATGATGATTTGTGTGATACAATGACGCAAGCTTTGATGCGTTTTCGTGAGGGTGGTCTGATAAGTTTAAGTAATGACTACGAAGATGAAGACATGTTGCCGCTAAAAAAGGTATATTATTAAAATGATTCAATTCTATATGACAGAATATGAAGTTGATGGCAAAATTAAAGATGGACCGCTAATAATGGCTCGTTCTTTAGAGGTTGCTAATATACAAGCAAAAGAACTAAAATTAAAATTAGTTGGCGAAATGTTCCCGTATTTACATTTAGCTGATTTAGAGGATTTAGAAATACATTAATGGCTATAGAAAGACAAGACGGCACCCCGATAGTACCAACTACTGCTGAAGAAGCTGAATTTTTCCAAAATGTAGAATTAGTTAAAAAACCAGAGGAAGAGGGTTTTGTCATGATGGAAGATGGTAGTGCTGTGGCAGAATCTGATTTAACTGAAGCAGTAGAAGTAACTTTTGATTCTAATTTAGCGGAGGCTTTGCCTGAAGATGAATTAAATAAAATAGCTAGTAATCTGATTGCTAGTATCGAAGCTGACAAATCATCACGTAAAGATTGGGAAAAAACTTATACAGACGGTTTAAAATATCTTGGGATGAAGTTTGATGATGATAGGTCAGAACCTTTTGAAGGAGCATCAGGTGTTATACATCCCTTGTTAGGTGAAGCAGTCACTACTTTTCAAGCACAAGCATATAAAGAACTTTTACCGGCAGGTGGCCCAGTTAAAACTCAAGTAGTTGGTAACTACAATTCAGATGTTGAATTACAAGCACAAAGAGTAAAAGAGTTTATGAACTATCAGATAGTACATAAAATGGAAGAGTACGATCAAGAACTAGATCAACTTTTATTTTATCTACCCTTAGCTGGTTCTGCTTTCAAGAAAATCTATTACGATGAGGTTTTACAAAGAGCCGTTTCTAAATTTATTGCTCCCGAAGATTTAATTGTACCTTATTACACTACTGATCTAGAAACATGCAACAGAATTACTAACGTTGTAAAAATGTCAGAAAACGAAGTAAAGAAACTACAGGCATCTGGTTTTTATCGTGATGTAGAAATACAAACGGGTGAGTCTCCTGATCAGTACAGCGAAGTAGATGATGAAATAGAAAAACTAACAGGCATACAAGATAGTTATGACGATAGTGAAGTAGCTGTTTTATATGAAATACACACAAATTTAGATATACCAGGTTATGAAGATGTGGATGATGAAGGACAGCCAACAGGTGTAAAGTTACCTTACATTATCACAATAGACACCAACACAAATGATATTTTATCTATTAGGAGAAATTTTAAAGAGGACGACCCTTTAAAAAATAAAATAGAATATTTTGTACATTTCAAATTTTTGCCAGGTCTAGGCTTTTATGGTTTTGGCCTTACACACATGATTGGCGGTCTGTCAAAGGCATCCACGTCCATTATGAGGCAATTGATTGATGCAGGTACCCTTGCAAACCTACCTGCTGGGTTTAAGACAAGAGGTATTAGGATAAGGGACGAAGATACACCCTTACAGCCTGGAGAATTCAGAGATGTGGATGCCCCTGGTGGTTCTTTAAGAGAATCTATACAACCGTTACCTTTTAAAGAGCCTAGCGGTACTTTATTAAATTTATTAGGTGTTTTAATAGATTCAGGTAAAACTTTTGCCTCGATAGCAGAAATCAACACAGGACAAGGAAACCCACAAGCCCCAGTTGGCACTACTATGGCTTTGTTAGAGAGATCAACAAAAGTGCTATCAGCTATTCACAAAAGATTACATAATGCTCAAAGAAAAGAATTCAAAATTTTAGCTGATGTTTTTAAAGACTATTTACCCAATGAATATCCATATATGACACCATCTGGTAATCAACAAGTGGGTGCCCAAGACTTTAGTGCTAACGTAGATATTATACCAGTGTCCAATCCTGACATATTTTCTACTGCACAAAGAATAGCTATGGCGCAAGAAATGATGCAACTAGTAAGTTCTAATCCGCAAATTCATGGCCCACAAGGTATTTATGAATCTTACAAAAGGATGTATGCAGCCATAGGTGTAGATAATCCCAATCAGTTACTAAAAAAACCACCAACAGCAGAACCGGTACCGGTTGAAGCAGGTATAGAAAATAACACATTGTTGTTAGGACAACCAGCTCAGGCTTTCCCCCAACAAAATCATGATGCTCACATTTCCATACACATGAGTTTATTAAACACACCACCTGTACAATCCAATGCAGCCGTTCAAGCTCTGATACACGCACATATCATGCAACATTTACAAATGAAAGCTGATAATTTAGGTGTGCAAGAAATGCCACCGGAATTAAGGCAGCAATATGAAGCTTTGGGTGCTCAAATGCAACAAATGCCAGTGCAAGAACAAGATCAAGTTAAATTACAAATGCAAGAATTAGTGGCACAATTTTCTGCACCTATTCTAGCGCAACTTATGGTTGAATTCACCCAAAAAGTAAAACCTAAAGATGAAGACCCACTGGTGACGATAAGAAAACAAGAGTTAGCTTTGAAAGGTCAAGAATTAGCTCAAGAAAATCAACAGTTTGTCGCTGACCAACAAAGACGAAGGGATGAAGCTTTGCGAGAAGATAAAATCGATGTCCAAAGAATACAGACACAACAAGATATAGCGGATGAAAAAGCAGATATTTCTAGAGAGAGGATGGAAACACAAAAACAATTAAAAATACAAGATTTGATACAAAAATATCAAAAGTAACATATAATACAAAAATGATTAAGAGAACAGAAGTCAACAAATTAGTAACCCCAAAAGTTATAAAAAAACAAGATTATAGTAATAAGGGTTCTGTTGGATATGCAAAAAAAGAAACATTTGATGCTAATACAACACCAAAACCCGGTATGGGTAAAGGAAAATCAAGAGGAGTTGGTATTGCCGAGAGCGGTACTAAATTCTCTGGTATTTATTAATGTCAGTAATTTACATCAGAGATAAATTAAAAAAATATCTTGTAGAAAGCCGACAAAGCATAAATGATACTATTTTATCTGGTGTCAAAGACATGAGCCAGTTAGAATATCTACGAGGACAATATACAGCTTTGGTCCAAGTAGAAAGTGAATTAAGAGAGCTGCTAGGGAAAGTTATAGAAGATGACGAGTCAAAAGACCAAGGTGATAGTACCTGATCACGTTGCAAAACAAGTAGAAAAACAAAACGAAGAAACAGGAAACAAAGTTGAACAAGCTTATGTTTCTGAGAACACTAGGGTTTTAGACCCAACACTTTTAGATAAATCCATATTAGATAGAATGCCAAGCCCTACTGGTTGGCGTATTTTAATATTACCTTTCGCAGGTTTAGGTGTTTCTAAAGGTGGTATACACCTAACGCAAGAGTTTGTTGATAGAGAAAGACTATCAACGGTTTGTGCATATGTGGTAAAAATGGGACCGCTTTGTTACAAAGATGCAAAGTTTGGTAACGAGTCTTGGTGTAAAGAAAAACAATGGGTATTGATTGGACGGTACGCTGGAGCTAAATTCAAGTTGGGTGATGATGCTGAATGTAGAATCATTAATGACGATGAAGTTATAGCAACAATACACGATCCAACCGATATCGTTGCAGTATAGGAGTATATATGTCAGAAGATGTAAAAAAAGAAGATATGGTTGAAGAAGGCGAACTTGTTGAGCTTGAAACGCCAGAAGAAGAAGCTGGAACAGAAGAAAATGTTGAAGTAGAGGAAGAAGCTACAGCAGCACCATCAGAAGAGCCAGAGGAAGAGTTAGAAGAATATTCTGAAAGAGTACAAAAAAGAATAAAAAATCTAACAAGAAGATTAAGAGAAGCAGAAAGAGCTAGTGAGTCTGCTTACGCTTATGCCAATCAAGTTCAGGCTGAAAACAAAAAGTTGCAAACTAGTTCGGTCAACTCAAATAAATCGTATTTATCAGAAGCAGAAAGCAGGCTTGATGCTCAGAAAAAACAAGCTACGGAAGCTTTAAAAACCGCTATGCAAGATCAAGATTACGACAAAGTTGCTAAAGTTCAAGATATTATGGCTAAGATTGCTGTAGAGGAGTCTAAAGTTGTATCAGCAAAAACTGCACTAGAGCAACCTATACCAGAACAAAATGTCTCGCAAGAAAATTATGTGCAACAACAACCTGTACCAGATGAAAAAGCTTTAAATTGGGCAGCAAAAAACGAATGGTTTGGTCAAAATGAAGAAATGACAATGGAAGCTGGTGAAATACATAGAAGTTTAGTATTAGATGAAGGATTTGATCCTAAGTCAGATGAGTATTATACTGAGGTTGATAAAAGAATACGTGCTAGGTTTCCTGGTGAATTTGGTGATAAAACAAATGCAAAGAAACCTACACAAAAAGTTGCTTCCGCAGGTAGAGCAGATACTTCTGCAAAACCAAGCAAAAAGCAAGTTAGACTTTCGCCGTCGGAAGTTGCGATGGCAAGAAAATTAAACGTACCTCTAAGTGAGTACGCAAAGTTTGTTAAAAGGTAAAAATATGACAGATATAAAAAATAAGGGAAGATTTGAAGAAAACAACAGAGTGTCCCGCTCTGCCGAAACTCGTGATAGTAATATTTCACGCAAACCTTGGGCTCCCCCAAGTATGTTAGAAACCCCCCCAGCCCCTGATGGATACGTCTATAGATGGATCAGAGCTGAAATATTGAATGATGATGACAAAAAAAATGTTATGTCTAGGACTAGAGAGGGCTTTGAGCTTGTTAGGTCTGAAGAGATAGGAGATTTCGAGTTGCCAAGCATACAAGATGGAAAGCATGCAGGTGTTGTTGCGGTAGGAGGTTTATTATTAGCTAAGATTCCAGAGGAAACAAGAAACGAACGTAACGCATAC